GCCCAGCGCCTTGGATAGCTAAAGTAGATGGGCAGTTTTACCCCGCTAAGTATTACTTTACTGTAGACTACACAGACAGTGAAGTAGCTGACGATCCTGCACAACACAAACAGTCTCATGTACTGGAGTTGTTAGACGCAGGTGAATACACAGGCAATATGGTTGCATTGCCTAATAACCGAGTACGAGTTACTCACCCCGCTTGGTTTGAAACAGGTGAAGGTGCTCCTGACTTTAAACCAAACCAACATACGTTTAATTCTAAAGAAGATGTAGACTATGTTTGGGATACTCAAAGAGTTTTTAATAATCTTTATCAGGAGACAGAGTAATGAGAATGAAGAAAAAAGGTTATGCTAAAGGTGGCATGATGAAGAAAAAGGGCTATGCTAAAGGCGGTATGCCTATGAAGAAAAACCCTATGACAGGTGAAATGATTCCTGCCTACGCTATGGATGGTAAAGGCAAGATGAATAAAGGCGGCATGATGAAGAAAAAAGGTTATGCTAAGGGTGGTAAGGTTATGACTTACAATGTTGGTGGTATGGTAAAAAGTACTGGTACCCTCAACACAGGTGTTAGAAAAGCCTGATGACCTTAAAGAAATCTCAGAAGAGTTTAAAGGACTGGGGTAAGCAAGAGTGGACTACCAAGAGTGGTAAACCGTCTACTCAAGGCCCGAAGGCTACTGGAGAAAGGTACCTTCCTAAGAAAGCTATTGAATCTTTAAGTTCTTCTGAGTATGCAGCTACAACAAAAGCTAAAAGAAAAGGAAAATCTGCTGGTAAACAATTTGTAGCTCAACCTAATAAAATCTCTAAAAAAGTAAAACCATTTAGAGCTAGTAAAGGTGGTTTAGCTAGGTGCGGTGCTTCTAACCCTGCTAATCAAAGAAAGTATAAGTAATGGATTCTTTTAAAAAGTTTGAAAAAGAGTTAAATAAATCTGGTTATTTCATTTCTACTGATATGATTGTAAACAGTCGGGGTGATGTTGTAGGCCAAATGGACCCCTATGGAACTTTTCAATATAATGATGATTTAGTTGAAGGTGAAATAGTTAAAATAATTAATAAACCTGACATTAAAGCTACTACTTCAGTAAAGTCCAAAACTAAAAAGAAAACTAGCCTAAAAAGTAAAATATACAACAAATTGACTAAATAGGGAGCAGCAAAATGGACCCTGTGACTGCAATCGCAGCGGCTAGTGCTGCCTACCAAGGTATTAAAAAAGCAGTTGATGTTGGTCGTGATATCAGTGGAATGGCTGGCACAATAGGACAGTGGAGTAAAGCTTTATCTGACCTTGACTATATGGAGCAACGTGCGTTAAAACCTCCAGCATACAAAATGTTTTCTGATACTCAAAGCGATGCTTTGGAGTTGTGGGCTCACAAACAAAAAGCTAAAGAAATGCGTCAAGAGTTAAAAGACCACATCTCTTGGACTTACGGACCTTCTGCTTGGGAAGAGATTGTGAAGATGGAAGGTGAGCAACGTAAGAGACAAAAAGAACTAGTTTATCGAAAGCAAGAGTTTATTGATAACTGTGTAAATACTCTTATAATTGGATTGCTTTTACTAGGTGGAGCAGCGACACTTATTTTTATGCTGTACCTTTACAGCGAAAGACAAAGCAACTACTAACAGAGTGGTTTTTAGTATGAATGAAAAGTACGATTTAAATGCTAATGGTAAAATAGACGAACATGAGCGAGAGCTTATGCTTGAAGATCGTCGATTACAAATGGAAGACGCTGATGCTAAGAGGGACGCACAGCGGCGTATGACGTGGTTTGCTCTCTCTGGTATGATAATGTACCCAGCAGTTATACTGTTAGCCTCTGTGACGGGCTTTGACACCGCTGCAAAGCTTATAGCAGACATAGCGGCTGTTTACGTAATAGGTGCTAGTGGTATTGCTGCTGCTTACTTTGGCTTCAATGCTATGGAGGCTAAAAAATGATACAAGCACTAATAGGACCAATAGCTAACCTAGCAGGATCATGGCTACAGGGTAAAGCAGATAAAACAGCGGCTACTGCAAAGCTAAAGCTAGTAGAAGCCGAAAGCAAAGCTAAAATACTTTTATCAAAAGAAACATCTACTGCCGACTGGGAACGGATTATGGCAGAGGGTACACAAAATTCTATTAAAGACGAGATTGTTACAATTGTTGTTTTAATACCAGTAATTCTTTGCTTTATACCTGGTTTAGAAGAAACAGTAAAGAATGGTTTTGATCGGTTATCTGAATTACCTGAGTGGTATACTTACCTAGTCTACGTTGTTTGTTTAGCAGCAGTTGGTATTCGTGGTACTAAACAGTTTATGGGTAAAAAATAATGGAAAACCTTAAACTACCCATAGCTTTAGTGGTAGCGATGGCTATGCAGCTGTCGGGTGGGGTCTGGTGGGTAAGCCAGCAAGCTTCTACTATTGCGAGTCTTGAGAAAACTGTAAATGAACTAGGCTCCCGTATGGCTATTGAAGATAACATTAACTTAAAACGTGACGTTCAGTCTAATGCAAAAGAAATTGAAGACGTTTGGAGTGATCTTTCTGGTGTAGTAATGATTATTGGTGAAATTAACTCTATCAAACAACGTGTAGCACTTTTAGAAAATGATATAAAATACATAAATATAAATAGAGGAATGTAAAATGTTAGATACTGCTTATAGTACTTTTTTCAGTAGTGTGTCTATAACATCTACATCAGCCGACGCAAGTGCTAACGTAATATACACTGTTCCAGCTAACTACGACAGTGAAATTGACTTTTTAATTTGTACTAATGGTTCTTCAACTAACAATATTTCAATACAAATTTACCATGCAGACGGAACGTCTTATCACCATTTACTTCGTAACCATTCCGTAGGAGGTAATGACTCTTATAAAATACTAGAGTCAGACAGAATTTATCTGCATGAAGGAGACAAAGTCTTAGCTTACAAAGGCTCTGGAACTTTTGATGTGTCTGTTTCAGGTAGACAGTTTTATAACCCAATGAGGTCGATTTAATGGCTAAGAAAACATTAACAGAAAAACAAGAGTTATTTTTATCTGTTCTTTTTGAAGAAGCAGAGGGAGATCCTTTGCAAGCTAAAAAACTAGCTGGATACTCAAGTAATGTAGCTACTTCTGCAGTAACTGCTTCTCTTGTCGATGAGATTGCAGCTCTTACTCGTAAGTTTATTGCTCAAAGCTCAACTAAAGCAGCCTATACAATGTTCAAAATTATGGGTGACACGGATATGCTAGGCGCTAAAGAAAGAATGTCAGCTGCTAAAGATATTATGGATCGTGCTGGTTTTGTTAAGACAGAAAAAGTAGAAGTTTCTACAGCAGAGCCTCTTTTTATTTTACCTGCTAAAAAAGAAGTAGAGGATTAATCAGTATGGCTATTGAGTACAGAGGTGAAAAGTTTGCAGGTTACAACAAACCTAAAAGAACTCCTGATCATCCTAAAAAGTCTCACGTAGTTCTCGCTAAAGAAGGTTCTACAATTAAAATGATAAGATTTGGGGAACAAGGCGCTAAAACCGCTGGTAAACCTAAGTCTGGTGAGTCTTCTAAAATGAAAAAGAAACGTGCTTCTTTTAAAGCTAGACACGGTAAGAATATTAAAAAGGGTAAACTCTCTGCAGCTTACTGGGCTGACAAAGTTAAATGGTAGTTACTACAACAGGGAATAAATTATGTTAATGGGGATGATGATAGGGTCTAAAGTACCTGAAGTTTCTGATAAGAATAGAAAAAGAGCTGAAGAGTTTTGGCTTTATGGTGCCTCAACTAAAGAGCTAGCAAAAGCTTGGGATAAACCTGTTTCTACTGCAGAACTTAAAACTTGTTCAAACTGTGAGTACTTTGACAATCGGGCTCGTACTCTAAAGGCAATCAAAGCTAGTCCCGATCAAGGTGCTTGTACTAAGTTTAACTTTGTGTGCAGTCAAGAAAAAGCTTGTCAAGCTTGGGACTGTAGAGAAGCTGACTTAGACTTTGAGTAATAATCTAAAAACTTCTAAAATAATGTGTATAAAAGGATAACGACTATGGCTGGTAAGTACGATAAGATGAGTTTTGGTAAGGCTTTTGCTGCAGCAAGAAAATCTCATGGAGGCGATGGAGGTAAGTTTTCTTGGAAAGGTAAGTCTTACTCGACTAACATTAAAAAGAAAACAGCAGCTCCTGCTAAAAGTTTAAGACCAAAAGCTCGTCCAGGCTTGCCTAAGGACGAAAAGATTAAAGTAACTGAATTACCTGCTATTGGTTCGACTAGCACAGACACTATAAAAAACAGAACCAATAAAGCTATTACTAAGGCTGCTAAAAAACCAAAGATGTTTGCTTCTTCTTCTACTTCAGCTAAACCTGTTAAAAAGGCTCCTCCTAAAAACGGTATATTAAATCTTAAGTATAAAGACTGGTTAAATATGTCTAAAGATCAACGAAAAAAGAAAGGTCTTCCTATGACAATGCCAGGAGGACTTATTCAATTTAAAACTAAACAACAGATAGAAAAAGATAAAATTAGAAAAAGTACTATTAAACCTAAGAAAACTCCTAAAATTACAAGTAAAGCTAAAACAGAAAGTCGTGCAGATAAAGCACGTAAGTTAATGGAAGCTAATAAAAAGAAGAAAGCTAGAAAACTAAAAGATTTAGAGCAAACTAAACGTTAAGTGATATAACACTATTGACAAACTAATGTGTGTGTGATATAAGTATGGCAAGAAAACAAGCTCCAACGTTTAGGTCTGAACAAACAAACCAAACGTGGAAAATCCCAAAAAGAGGATTAAAAGGAGAATGGTATCCAGTGGTTCGTATCGGAAGGCATATACCCTTTGGATACGAACAGGATCCAGACGATCTTGATATCCTGCAACCAATACCTAGTGAGCTAGAGATGCTTGAGCAAGCTAAAAGGTATTTAGCAGAATACAGTCTCCGTATGGTGGCTAGGTGGTTGTCAGAAAACTCAGGTAGATACATCTCACATGTAGGATTAAAGAAACGTGTCAACATCGAAGAAACTAGGCGCAGGACAGCCACAACCTATAGGGTCTATGAAAGGCGCTCGAAAGAAGCCTCGGAAAAAGCCAAAAAACTCGAAGAAAATAGAATCGGTGGAACAGGTACAAGAGTCCTCGACGCAGACAACGAAGATTGCAGCGAGAGCTAAACCAGAACAGATAGACATTAAGAAAGCACAAGATATTATCTTCCAACCTAACCCAGGGCCTCAGGAAGATTTCCTAGCATCTAGTGAGCAAGAAGTGTTGTATGGTGGGGCAGCTGGTGGTGGTAAAAGCTACGCAATGGTTGCTGATCCTGTCAGGTACTTTAATAATCCTCAGTCTCGTGCCTTACTTGTTAGACGTAGTACAGAGGAACTTCGTGAACTTATATCAGTATCTAAACAGCTTTATCCTAGAGCTATTCCAGGTATTAAGTTTATGGAAAGAGATAAGACATGGGTTGCCCCAAGTGGCGCTACCCTCTGGATGTCTTACTTAGATCGTGACGATGATGTTATGCGTTATCAAGGACAAGCCTTTAACTGGATTGGTTTAGACGAGTTAACACAATGGCCTAGTAGCTTCGCCTGGACCTATATGCGAAGTAGACTTAGAGCTACGAGTGCTTCAGGCTTACCTCTCTACATGAGAGCTACAACAAACCCTGGGGGATACGGACATCACTGGGTCAAGAAAATGTTTATTGATCCTTCTCCAGCTGATCGTTCCTTTTGGGCAACAGACGAAACTGGTCAAGTAATTAAGTGGCCTAAAGGACACAAGTGGGAAGGAACACCTTTATTTAAAAGAAGGTTTATACCTGCTAACTTGTTTAACAATCCTTACTTATCAGAAGACGGCATGTACGAAGCTAACCTTTTGTCAATGCCAGAACACCAACGAAGACAATTACTTGATGGAGACTGGAGTGTATCGGAGGGTGCTGCTTTTTCAGAGTTTAGTACTAAACTGCATGTAGTTGAGCCCTACGACATACCTCACAGTTGGGCTAAGTTTAGAGCATGTGACTATGGTTACGGATCTATGACAGCAGTACTGTGGTTCGCCGTAACTCCCTCAGAGCAAATAGTTATCTATAGAGAACTATACATTAACAAGACGACTGCTTCTGACTTAGCTGATATTATTAATGAGATAGAGGCTGGAGAAAAGATAAGATATGGTGTACTCGACAGTTCATTATGGCACAAACGAGGAGACACAGGACCTTCTTTAGCTGAACAGATGATTCAAAAAGGCTGTAGATGGAGACCTTCTGACCGATCTAAAGGTTCTCGTGTAGCTGGTAAAAATGAACTACATCGTAGGTTGCAAATAGACGAATTTACAGAAGAACCTAGACTAGTGTTTTTTAACACTTGTAGAAACATTGTAACAGAACTTCCGTCTTTACCTTTAGACAAAAGCAACCCAGAAGACGTAGACACAAAAAGCCCAATAGACCACGGCTATGACGCTCTAAGGTACGGACTTATGACAAGACCACGTTCTTCTTTATGGGATTATGACCCAAACAATCAACAGTCTGGCTTCCAAGCGTCAGATAAAGTATTTGGATACTAAGGAAATCTTATGGATAATTTTGATATTGATGACCAAGACTTCGAAAGCAACATGGAGCAAGAAGAGTCTTCTTACATAGATGATATCGAAGAAGGAGACACGATTGACGATAAAGTTGGTGGTGTCGTAACTTACATAACTGAAAGATTTCGTAAGGCTGAAACTAGCCGACAGTCTGACGAGGAGAGATGGGTTAGAGCTTATCGTAACTACCGTGGTATTTATGGTCCTGATACTATGTTCACAAGTACAGAGAAGTCTCGTATTTTTGTAAAAGTTACAAAGACTAAGGTACTGGCTGCTTACGGTCAATTAGTAGAAGTTCTTTTTGGAAATAACAAGTTTCCAATTACTATTGATCCAACTCCTATTCCAGAAAACATTGCTGAAGCTGTGCATTTTGATATAAACCCAGAAATGCAAAACGTTAAAGAACCTGAGTTAAAGCCAGAAGACACTAAGCTACAACCAGGTGAAACTATTATTGATCTTCAAGAAAGACTAGGTTTTCTAAAGTCTAAACTAGAACCTGTTTCTGACAAAATAGAAGAAGGTGAAGGTCAGACTGCTACTGAAGCTACTTTTCATCCAGCTTCTATTGCAGCTAAGAAAATGGAAAAGAAGATACATGACCAGCTTGAGGAATCAGGAGCTTCTAAAAAACTAAGAACAGCTGCTTTTGAATGTGCTCTTTTTGGTACTGGTATTATGAAGGGTCCTTTTGCTATTGACAAAGAGTATCCTAACTGGGATGAGGAAGGAACGTATAAACCTCGCTTTAAAACAATGCCTCAGTGTGACTCTGTATCTATCTGGGACTTTTACCCAGACCCTGATTCAAACTCTATGGATGAAGCAGAGTACGTTATAGAGCGTCATAAAATGTCTAGGTCTCAGATGCGGTCTCTAAAACGTAGACCTTTCTTTAGAAATAATTCTATTGATCTTGCCATGTCTTACGGAGAGTCCTACTCTAAAGAGTGGTGGGAACAAGCTATGGAAGATGATAGCCAAGAAACTCGCTCAGAACGTTTTGAAGTCTTAGAGTTTTGGGGTTACGTAGACAAAGAAGTTCTAGAAGAATACAAAATAGAAATACCCAAAGAACTACGAGATGCTGACCAGTTGAATGTAAATGCTTGGATTTGCAATGGCGAAGTTTTGCGTTTAGTTATGAATCCCTTTAACCCTCAAATTATCCCTTACTTTGCAGTACCATATGAAGTAAATCCATACTCTTTCTTTGGCGTAGGTCTTGCTGAAAATATGGATGATACACAAACTTTAATGAATGGTTTTATGCGTATGGCTGTAGATAATGCAGCTTTATCTGGTAATCTTTTAATTGAAGTAGATGAAACTAACCTAGTCCCTGGACAAGACCTTAGTGTGTACCCAGGAAAAGTCTTTAGAAGACAAGGTGGTGCACCAGGCCAAGGCATTTTTGGAACTAAGTTTCCTAACGTATCAAACGAAAATATGCAAATGTTTGATAAAGCAAGAATACTAGCTGACGAGTCAACAGGACTTCCTAGCTTTTCCCACGGTCAAACAGGAGTTTCTGGTGTTGGTAGAACAGCAAGTGGTATCTCTATGCTTATGTCTGCAGCTAATGGATCTATACGTACTGTAATTAAGAATGTTGATGACTACCTACTAGGTCCACTCGGTAAAGCTTTCTTTTCTTTTAATATGCAGTTTGACCATGACCCAGAGATTAAAGGTGATCTTGATGTAAAAGCTCAAGGTACTTCTTCCTTAATGGCAAATGAAGTAAGGTCTCAGCGCCTAATGCAATTCTTACAAGTCGTACAAAATCCAACTCTAGCTCCTTTCGCTAAAATGGATTATATTATACGTGAAATTGCTAACTCAATGGATCTTGACTCTGACAAGTTAGTAAACTCTCTTGGAGAAGCAGCTGTCCAAGCCGAAATTCTTAAAAAGTTTAAAGAAGAAAATCCTCCAGAAGCACCAGCCGTAGACCCTAATGCACCTCAAGGTCCTGAAGCACCTCAGGCTCCAACAGGAGGTTTGCCAGCTGGAGGAATGGGTACAGGTTCAGCGCCTATCCCTGGTGAACAAGGTTTCTCAGCAAACACTGGGTCTTCATAAGGAAAGTAATTAATGCAGATTAAACGACTAACAAATGACAAACCTCTTTGGGATTCTTTTTGTGAAGAAATAGATAATCGTATTAAGTTTTGTTATAAACAGTTAGAGCAAAGAAATGAAGCACTAGAGTTATACCGACTGCAGGGTGAGATAAAAGCTTTACAAAGTCTTAAACAACTGCGAGATAAGTTTAATAACTCAAATCCAGAAACTTTTTAATAATTTACGTAACAGAATAAAGGTAAAGCCCTAATGGAAAACATAGCTAAAGAAGGTGGTCTAGCTACTGACGGTTTAGAAGTAGATCCTGTTTCTGGTAATGATATACCACCTGGGTCCAATGCAGTTGACGTTAGAGATGATATTGATGCTAGATTATCGGAAGGTGAATACGTTGTACCTGCTGATGTTGTTAAATTCTTTGGTGTTTCTTACTTTGAAAAACTACGTAAGAAAGCTAAAGAAGGCTTACAGGAAATGGAAGACGATGGGCGTCTAGGTGGAGAACCTGTCCTTTCTGAAGAAGTAGTTGAAGAACCTCAAGAAAACAAAGCACCAACTCTTGAAGAAGACATAAAAATGCTTGAGGGCTACAATGAAGGTGGCTTAGCTAAAGGTAATTCTTATAATGCTATTGTAAATAGAGTTTCTCAAGCTGCTGCTGCAAGCCCAGCTGTAAGTAACATCCTTAAAGCAAAGGGTATTTCTTTAACTAAAGACGACAAGGGAACTCTTCCTAAAGTTAAAGGGTACGCGCCTGGAGGTGTTATAACATCTCCTGGTGGCCCTCAGGGTAGCTTTACCCCTAAAAAAGTAGTAACTGGCGGTCCTCAAGGTAGTTATAATCCTCTAACAACTGTAGCTTCAAAGTCTTTTTCCACTGCTGGTTCAAATCTTTTTCCTACTGCTAACTCAATTGATTTTACAAAAAAGCCTGATGGTACTGATACAGACCCATACGATCCTGCTACTTATCTAAGTAGTTTTAATCCTTTCGATTATTATCTTGGTTTTTCTTCAATGGAAGGAAATCAGCTTGATTTTACCCCAACTAACTTTGGGTTGCAGGACAAAGATATTGATAAAAAAGAAGTAGAAACTCAAGACGATTCTCAAAAGGGACCAGAAGACAGGGCGGCAGCAGAACATGCATCAAGGCCTGGTGCTTGGATGGATCGCTTAGATATGGATGATCCTAACAAAGTTGTGGAACAAATTGAAATTGAACTTGGTATAAGAGAAGATGAGAGTATTTCTAAGTTAACTGGTATTCAAAAAACAATTGCAGACAGAATGCAAGAAATTGAAAATAATTTAACTGGTAAAAATAATAAGACAGCTAAAGGTATTTTGGGGGCTCTCACAGGTGGAGTAAAAGGTATAGTAGGTTTAGGTCTAACAAGTCTTATTGGTCATATTTCAGATACTGCCAAAATGTCTAAAGCTGTTGCTATGAGTGACTTTTATGAAGCAATAGGTTTAACAGAGTTATCTGATGAGCTAGAGGCTGCAGCTATAGCTTTTGGAGTAAAAAACAATATTAATTTAGATAAGAACTTTTTTAGACAAGATAAAAAAATGTTTAATCAGATTGTTAAAAATTGGAACAAAAAGACAGAAGAAGAGAAAAAAGTTATTAAAGACACAATAACAAAAGGTAAAAAAGGTAAAACAGATAAAACAGATAAGAAAAGTACAAAAGATACAACACCAACTAAGAATGCACCTAAAACATCTACAAGACCTACAAGCCGTCCTTCTAGGTTACAAGGTCCAGCAGGATATGTAGGATATCAAGCAGGACAGGTTGATCCTGGTTTAGCTGCAGCTATTGGTATTACACCATCCTCGTCTACATCATCAAAAAGCGCTTCAGACGCTGGATACGGTACTGACCCTAAAGGTGAGTTTGGTGATACACCCACTGGACCTCCAGGAAGTGCTTCATCTTCACCACCAGACGGAGTTAGTGTAGATTCAGACCCTTCTGGTACTCCTGATGGTACTCCTAGTGGTGGTTTTGGAAGTGCTGACTGGGGTGGTGGCGACGCAGCTACGGGTGCTTTAAATAAAGGTGGATTTATAAAACCTCGTAATAAGGCTAAAACAAAGTCTTACAAAAAAGGTTTGGGCCTTAGGTAGGCCCTTATCAACTACTCCTACATAACAACTAAGGCTACTCGGCTTCGGCTGACCCCAACATAAAGGAATACAAAATGCCTACAGAAATGGTAAAAGAAACAACCCCTACAGAAACAATGATAGCTAGGGGTAGCAACTACTCCGCTAAACAGGCTCGTCTTAAAAAAGATGAAGAAGAACTAGAAGCCCTTATGAAGAGACAAGAAAGTTCTAAAGAAGAAGAAGACCAACAAGAGGTAGAGACTGAAGAGCCTCAGGAAACTGAAGATAAAGTTG